CTCTATATGCTAATTCTGTTTTAGGTCGATCCATACCATCTTGAATCGGTTTAAAAAAGAATGGATAGTTTATACTAATTGGTACGATTTTATCAGTAAACATTTTCTTAGCATCACTACCTGTTTTGGAAAGCACTCCATATCTACTATCACTTGCTAAAGTAGCTAAGTTAACTGTTTCTGCAGATGACATAAAAGAAAAGCCTGATCTTCTGTTTTTTAGGTAACACATACCGTAACATCTTTTATCTGCTTTGCAAGCCTCCCAAAATATATAGAATAATCTATTTGCCTCTCTAAAGTCTGGAGCACCAACATCAATCTTACTCCATTGAAGATACATATAGTGTGTTCCTACTATATAAGTTGATTTACCATTATTGTTAAACCAAAATCCTTCTTCTCTTCTTTTAAATTCTTCATCTATATAATCGTGCCACTGATCTTTTTGTTCATCTGGATAATTTCTCCAATCAAATATATTTTTTAATCTAGCAAGTTCTTTAGGATACTCTTGTTTTACCCATTTCTTTTTGGGGTGCATGTACACTCCTTTTGGTTCCAACGGCAAGCCAATTCGCAAACCTTGGATTTCATAGATTTCTCCAATTTTCCCAGTTTTTGATATAACAACGATATCATGTTCTTTATTGTATCCATATTTCCATTTTTTGCCTTTATTAAGACGACTAATAGTAGTCTTTTTTATAGGTTCGATTATTTTAACTAAACTTTGCTCGTACATTATTTAGATCTACCTTCTGCGAATCCTTTAAAGACTTTTTCCTTTCTCTCTTCAGGTGCTTTGCCCTCGAGTAAGTTTTCTTCTTCTTGGATTCTATTAAGTATTTCGAATGCGTCAAATATAGCTAGTTTTTTAGTAGCTGCTGCATTCTTCAATCTATCAGCTGATATGTCGTCGTCTGAATCTACAATAGGTTCCTTAGCGACTTTAATCAGTTCTTCAACTGCTCTCTGCCCAGCTTGGATTATATTCTTCTTCGTCTCCTTGATATTCATATTTGATAGTTATAAAATTAGATAAAACTCGATATAGTCGTTCACCATCAATGATAAACTCATATTCACTACTTGGTCTAAAACCAATTAGATCGTCAACCTCTACAGTACCGTCTGAATATTTAACAATACCAATTAAAGGTCTTTCGGCATCAATATTAAATTGATCTTTAGCTTTTAAAGGTTTTACAAAACAATAACCTTCCGGGACTTTCCACTCCCCATTACTTTTGTATAAAAAGATTTGATCTTGAGTTATAAAGTAAGTAGATTCATCAAAATAACTTCTACTATTTTTCTCTATACCTTTTACATTATGCCATCTTCTAAATATATTATGATGAACAATAATTTCATCTCCTGCTTTAATATCTGTATCACCAACAATTGGAGTAGATATAACGGTTGCTTTTCTGTTTACATATTGGTGATTGTAAATTTCAGTATTAAGTATTAACTCTGAATCCCCAACTTTTTTAGTATTGTTATATCTTTCTCCTATTGGTTTTACAACAAAGTTGTAAACGCTTTTCATTAGTATTCTAGATTATACTCTACAGATACAGCCATGTTTTTGTTAAAGTCTTTCCACGGTAAAACATCTTTATTCTTCTTAATATAAACAGAGAACTTATCTTCTTCTTCTATTATATCACAAATTTTATGACCACCATATACTTCTTGTCCAACAGCATAATGCATCGCATCGTTCTTATAGTCTTTACCTATACTAATTTTTCTTATCAGCTTCGCCATTTTCTTCTGGATAATTTATAGCACCCGTTTGAATATCTACATCATAAGTTCCATATTCTTTTTGAAACTCGTCTTGCAATAAAACAAGAGATTCTCTTAATGCCGCGACACTGTGCATTAACTCGTGTTTTTTAACCTCCATAGATCCAATTTCTAATTGAGCTCTATTTATCCCGTTTACTGTGTTTTGAACATTTTTTAATTGTTCGTCATTAATTTTTTGTGGTCTAAGGTCTTTCACCTTAGGTGTTTTTCTTTTTGCCATTTTATTTAATTTAAGTTAATTGTTGTTTATTATTTTGTTATTCTAATTAAGGTGTGTCTTCAATAAACGAAGCGCCATTTGATAATGTACCATTGTTTGAGTTTGTTGAACTATCTGCCACAGATGTTCCTGTGTTTTCTTCATATTTCCAATATCCTACTAAAGCACTAGAGCTTGTGTAATCACTACTATTAGCCGTTAAATTAAAAGGAGTTCCAGAGTTATAAACAGCAACAGCTTCAGCAGTTGTGAATTGATCTTGCCAAACAGCTGTATCACCAATTTTACCATTAAAGCTACCACACCCGCAACCAGGATGCATGTAACCCATTCCAAAAGTAAATTGAGCGGCATCCATTCCAAGATCATGATTATCTACATCATACTTTTGCACACCATTTACCCAAACGCTAAGATCTACCGTATTGTCGTTTTCATCATCACCACCAATCGTAATAATAACATTGTGCCAGTTTCCATCAGCAATATTTACACCTGAAGTTACATTGAAAGAATAACTACTACTACCATCTCCTATATAGAATCGTAATCCCCCGCTGAAATAAGTGCTTAACCCGAGTATCTTTGTTCTATTGCCACTCATATCACCTCCCCAGGCCTCGTCATATGATCCAGAATCTTGTTTTAACCAAGCTGAAACCGTAACATTTCTATTATACATAACAAGACCCGTGTCCATGTGGTCGTCATTTCCGTCTAAATCTATTGAATAGGTATCAGTGAAAACTACTGGTGGACTTTGCCCACTAATTTTACCAAACCCAGCTTTAGCTACATTACCTATCTTAGCCATATTAGCGTTAGTTACACCATTTATTTTTGCGTATGCCATATTTTATTATATCTAGTTTATTTTAACAAGTCCAATCTTCTCCATCAATAATAGCAAGTATCTCACTATGGCTGTATTGAGTTTTACCACTTAAAAAACTTGGTGTATCACCTTCAAATTTTACAATTGTTTGCGAGCCATCAACTGAATACCTTAAAGTGCTTGCTGAATCTTGCATTACTTGTGAGAAGTCAACTGTGCTAACTTCTGAAGCGTTTATTATCACGTATTTTCTATTTTCTTTAGCCATGTTTTATTTATTATGCGAGTTCTACGAAAGTACTATCTGGATTAAACCAAACATTACCATTAGAAGCGTGACTAACTTGATATCCAATAACTCTAACTATATCAGCACTTCCAGAGGGAGCTGTTGCACTACAATCTCCAGCAGTTGTTGATAAGAATAGTACATCACCTATCGCTCCGGGATCGTGATCAAGAGTTACCATACCTCTTAACAGTACCCCATTAGTATCAGAAGCAGCTCCTAAAGCTACACCCAACAAACCATCTGAAGTAGCAACTGCATCAGCATCTGCTAATTCCCATGTTCCATCGTTTTTATAATGGTATATTGCTCCTGTAGTCATTGAAGTTGTTCCTCCAAAATAAACTACATCTCCATTTGCGTCTCCATCTGTATCAGATGTTACTTTTAAAGTTCTAGTTGTACCTTCTATTTTTCCAGCAAATGTTGCTGTTTTATTACTATCTAAAGTTAAAACCACACTTTCAGAAGCATTACCATCAGTAGTATAAAACTCTAATGAAGCTCCGTTCTCAGAAGCAGACCACGTAGCATCACATATTGCCTGTATTCTAGCTCCAATAGTTAAAGTATTACTAGTATCTTCAGCGCCTTTAAATTCAATAACCCCTAATCTATGATTATCAGCCATTACTGCTCCATCATCTGAAGCTAGCACTAAGGTACCTCCTTCTGTAGAAGAACTAGTAGTTGAATCTTTAATAATCATACCAGAAGCATGTGTTGCGGTTATCAACCCACTAACGTTTAAGGCTGTAAGAGTTCCTAAACTTGTAACATTTGCTTGGGCTGCTGTAGCTAAAGTTCCAGTTAGATTTCCAGTTACCGTAACGGCTCCTGGAAACGTTGCTAGCTTATTACTATCAATACTTAATACTAAAGACTCTGAAGCGTTTGCATCAGTAGTGTAAAATTCTAATGATGCTCCGTTTTCAGATGCTGACCATCCAGCATCACAAATAGCTTGTATCCTAGCACCAATAGTTAAATTATTAGAACCGTCTTCTGCTCCAGAA